AGTTCTGCATGGTGCCCATGCGTTGCAGCCTAGAGTTGTACGTGTCCTTGATGTTGAGCATCAACTCCTTGGGCCTGCCGTAGATACTGTTGATGGCATGCAGTACGGTAGTCTTGCCCGAGCCTGACTCACGGCTAACAAGGTTCAACAGGAAGCCATCGAGTGAAGTGAATCGCATGAGCAGGGTGCCAAACCCCATGAAGAAGGCAAACGCCTTGCGTTCCATGCCCTGCCGCCCGTAGGTGTTGATGATGTCTTTCCATACGTGGAAGTCCCCCTTCGGTTGGAAGAGCGGGATGTGTGGCAGCGTGGGCGTAGATGGCGGGCTATAGGCAATTTCTGTTGCCTTGATTTCCTTGTCTCCAATGATGATGGAGCCGTTACCTTCAACCCAACCAAATTGTTTGTGTGCTTTCTCGGCTACGGTCTTCATCTGCAACTCTTCCACCCACTTGGTTACGTATAGCATGATCGCATCCTGTTTCTTGCCCAGCACGGTCATGCCCTTGGAAGCAATCGTGCCGATAAACTTCTCTTTGGATACTACGTCTCGCAACGGCATGATGAAGTCGCGCACTCCATCTTTGGGCAAGTGCAGACGTAGCAGAAGGGTTTCGCCAAGATCAGGGTCATCCATGCGCTTGACTACATAGAAGTCGTACGGATACAGAACCTCATCTGATTCTTGCCCGGTCTCTTTATCCTTGGAATGAATGAAAATGCCACCCGTCTTGCCCCGGAAGAATGGGAACGGATACTTGGGGATGATGTAGGTCTTGGCTTCCTTTACTTCGTCGGTCACCACTTGGTAGTCAACGACTACGTTATCTTCCTCAGTAGCCTCAACAATCTCCTTGCCAAGCTGGATGGGCGACGTAATCTTCTGCGTGCATCCTTCACACCCGCTGGGGTTTAGCTTCTTGAACGTCTCACAGGTGTACGGCCCCTTGGTCTCGCTGGCTTTCTTGTCAGTTACTTGCGGGTTGTACTCCGGGTGCCGCTTGGAAATAACGTGAATAGCCTTGTCCCGGTCAACGCAGTGCTGCGCGATAGACAACCCGGCACGCCACAACGGCTCTTCGATTGTCTCTTGGTTGTCGTAGATGTTGGCAAGCTGGGCGCACCCGGTGCCCTCGACAGACTTGATTAGGATCGTCTTGAACCTAGATTCACTCGCACCCATCAGCGCCAAGGTAATTGGGTCGTACTGGCGTTTGTTTTCAGCTTTGTCAAGAGCCGACAGAACATCTTGGGTGGGTTCTAGTAACCCTTTCAGCGTTTCGTTTGGGATAGCTGGCGCGAAATACAGCACCTCCACCGGGATGGGATTAGTCGGGTCTTTGACATGATCAGTACCCACCATGCGTAGCACCCGCGCTGCGTCAGCCGGGACTGCATAGTCAATCTCAAACTTGTGCTCGGTGCAGAGAGTCTTCAACTGCTCGGCGTACGGCTTCCACTCCTGCCGTGGCATTGCCTCTTCAAGCACCCAGTACACGTGTGCCCCGCGCCCTGACCGAACAACAGTGGGTTTCGGCAGCTTGGTTGCCTTGCAGAAGTTCTTGAGAGCAACCAGTCCTTCATCAATCGTTGGGTACGGCTTGCCTTCGCCGCAATCAAGGTCAATGAAAAAAGACTTTAGGGCAACCGCGTTAGTAGCGTACCGCCCGTTATCCTTGGGTCCAAACTTCGCCAAGGCAAAGAAAACATTGAACGAAGCAGAATGAAGTGCGTCGGCGTGAAGGCTTAACTCTTCAACAGATGTTGAAAACTTCTGACGGACTTGCTCTTTCTCGTTCTCTTTTTTGTTTCCCCAAATGCAATAATGCTCACCCTCGGAAAGAGGGGGAAGCACTGCCGTGAGGAACGCACTCCTCGTTGTCATCAACCGTCCTTGAGAATGCCGTCAGAAGATGAGTAGGGCAGGGATGTGACGGCGCATCCTCTTCGGGTGCGACCCTAGCCCCCCTCAAACCTTTAAGACAATTTGTCGATCAAGCTTATGCATTCGATCCAAGTGCCTGTCTGCTACATGACGTTGCCCGCGAAACCATGCATAGACAGACACCCTGCTGACACCGAAATGGTTTGCAATATCGATGACGGGTATGTCTTTCTTGATGCACAGTTTCGCCAGCTTCACGCCAATTAGATTAGGATTTGCATCCTTGACATCTTGGATGAACAGGCTGGAGTAGCCCCTAGCCATTATCAATCATCCCACTCGTTGAGAACCTTAGACAGGTCTGCGGCAGGGGGAGCGGTCTCTTCTTTCTTGGTGCGCTTGGTCGGCTCCTTGACTGGCTCTTCAGGCTCGGCTTTTGCTTCTGCCTTCGGGGCTTCCAGCTTCGGTGCCTTGGCTCCATCAACTTCTGCCACAGTCATCGTAACCGCCTTCAATGCAGCTTCGGTCTTGCCCTGTTCAATTGCAGCAAGAGCTTCGGCTTTTTCCAATACGCGCAGAGGTCGGAACGTCAGCTTCGGCGTGGCACTGTCGGTATCGAAACGCATCTCGGTAACAACCGTGGAGATGGGGATACCCTTGCTACCAATCATCTTGGCGTAAGTTTGCAGGGGCCACTTGCCGGGAGCGCCCTCACCAAAGATAGACGCAGCGGGAAGCGTCAACTGGAAAACATCTCCCTTGATGTCGTTGGCAAGCACAACTGCGATACGGTGGCTGTAGCGGCATGCGCGGCTATCGCCTTGACCCGAACCCTTGACGTTCTGCGGGCAGTCCACACACCGCTTGGCTTGCGGGTTAGCAGCTTTGGCGTCCGGCAGGTCACCATCAACAGACCAGCAGTCCGGTGCCGTGACATCCCCACCCTCGGTGTACTGCTTGAGATAGAACGTGCGTGATACCTTGGGTGCAGCGTTAACGATGACTACGTTCATCGCACGATCTTCGTTCTTGGCAATCTCCTTGCCGTTGACCATCATGCGCCACACGCCGCCCTTGATGGAGATGCGCTTGATACCACCACCGCCACCGCCCATCAGCGACTTGGTTACGTCATCGAGTTCCAGTTCCTTCAGGTAAGAAGGAAGCCCAGCGTCAAGTACTGCGAGTTCGTTGCTCATGTTTACTCCTATCGTTTGATGATGGTTACGGTTTGATTCACTTCCGAATTCAGGCCGGGTGGCACCAACTCCGGATTCTCTTCAAGGAACTGCGACATGTTCGTGCTGTTGATACGTTGCTGCACCAGCGAGAACGCATCGTTATCCTTGATGAACTTGAAGAAAGAGTCCCAGTCGCTAGTCCAGTAGTTCTTGGTGACTCTCTTTGACACCGTGCCGTGATCGGTACGGATAGTGGACGCGCCTTGTTCCTTGCAGATATCCAACAGCTTCTGCGCCACAAGGTCAAGCTGCTCTTTCAACTCATCGTCTTGCTTCGCCAACTCGCGGCGCTTGTCCCGAATCTTTACGTAGATTTTGGCAAGCCGGTCAGCAGTAATTTTTTCTTCGCTCATTGCACTCTTCCTTTATTGTTTTGTTACTGACGTAGCGTAGCTATGGTGCACGTAACCAAACGTAATCTTACCCACCATAGATTCTCTGACCCATGTTGTCTTACCAGTTCTCAACCTCCTGATGTGCCCAATACGCTTGTGCTGCCTTGGACTTGCGTGCGACCGCCCAGTGCGTGGGTTTACCACTTCGTTTTTTGCCACTACATCAATAACCTTCCACTCGAACAAAGGCTTTTTGCCTTTTGAAATACGCTTGGTATTTGCTGGATTTGGCGTGGCTTGAACCGCGCGAACTGTTTGTTTTTTATTTATCAGTCTGTCAATCAATATTCTATACACGACATTTTCTTGATTAAATATCAGTTCAGCGTATTCTAGTTGTTTCTCTTCAGGTAACTTGTGAAAAAACTCTCCTAGACTTTTTACTTTGGTATAGTTCTTTTCAAGACCAGCTAGAACTAATTTCTCTGACCACCTGAACTTAGTATTGCTATTTTCTATTACGACATCACCCATGGATTTAACAGTTAACCCATCCTTCAAATTTCCCCTAAACACAAGCGTCATCTTTACATCAGAGTCAAGCGTTCTTTCAAATGTGCACGCATGTAACCCAGTCGTATCGCGTATGAACATGCTGTAGTCTTTGTACACAATTCCAAACTTTTCAAACGGCATCGGCAAATCTTCTATGCGCGTTTGGAAAAAATCTATACCGTCTGTTTGGGCTAAGACTTTATCTATTTCCTCCGCTGAAAAGGCTTCCCCCAAATCAAGCCACACATAGTCTTGAGGTTTACCTTCTTCAAAGTTCCACGTCATGACCTCCGTGATCGATGGAGTCATTGCACTCTTCTCCTTTTGTCGGATTAGGGTAAGTATGGGGGCTACAGATTACAGTGTCAAGTCTTCCTCGATCTCGTTTTTATAGAGGTCAATTAGCCTATTGTGGATATCAACCTTTTCTGACAACATCTTGTAGATACGCTTCTCAACTGGGCTGCCTTGAATGTGCACAACAGTACAAGGGTTACGTTGGCCCGCACGGTGCACGCGTGCGTTTGCCTGAAGATATGTCTCTGTGGAGGTTATTGGACCCCACCAGACGACCACGTTGGCAGCATGCAGGGTTACACCATGCGCCGCAGCTTGCGGTTGGATGACCAGCACGTGAGGGTCTTTGCAATGATCTCGATGGCATGCCTGAACGGCACAAATATGATGACCTTGTGGCTTGCCTCTTCGATCACCTCAAGCAGCGCCGACATCCGGTTCTTGGCATCGAACGCCACTACCTCCCCAGTATCCGAATAGACCGCGCCACACGACAATTGAAGTAATTTATTAAGATTGGCAGCAGCATTGACTGTAGTAATCTCCTCCCCCGCCGCCGTCGCCACCATGTTCTTGCGTATGAGTTCGTAATACTTTTCTTGCTGTGAAGTCAGTGGCACGTCGCGCGTCGTGTAGGTCATGTCGGGCAGGTCAAGGCACTCCTCCTTGGTGAACCGGATCGCTGGTTGCAAGGCTTCGTGCACAGTACGCTCGGCGGTCTTCTTTGGTATCCACTTGAACTGCGTGATCTTGTGCATGACCTGATCGCGGAACGCCCCAAAGAA